AAACAACTTAATAAAGATAATAAACTTTTGATTAAAGATTTAAAGAGTGCAACTGATGAAAGTAAAAATGTATATAAACAATTTATATCAGAAATGAAAAACATAGCAATTCCACATAATAAAAAGAAAAAGAAAAAAAATAAGTAACATGGGGGAATGATACAACCCATATTACTTATATCAATTGGATAAAAAATCAGTATCAGGAACAATACTAAAATATAGCTATATAGACTCAATAATCAATTTCCGTCAAAATTGTTAGTAATATTAAAAAGTCATATAAAATTATAACCTATAAAAAATATATTGTCAAGTTTATTGTCATACCTTGACAAATAATATGACAATATGATAAAATGCTTTATATTAAAAAAAGGATATATTATGTTAAGTGCTATAATCAAAAAAATGAAGAGAGAAGAAAAAGTAACTTTTAGGTTTCAAATGCACAAAGATTTGCATGATAAAGTAATAGACTTATCAACAATATTTGATGTTAATATGTCAGATATGGTAAACGGTTTTATTCGTAGTCACTTAGAAGATTATGAAAATTCTGAAAAAGAAAGCTATGATAAAATTAAAGAAATTGCAGAAACATTAAGAGCCTTAGACAGAAAAAGAAAAGACGAATATATGAATACTATTGAATTTCAAAAAGAAATGGAAAAACATTACAATATTTTAGATGGAAAAAAAATCTAATCCTTACAATCATTTATGAGTTTTTATACTTTATGCTGCAACGGATCAAATTAAAAATTTGAAACTGTTGAAGCATAAGACTTATAATTTATATCTTTTTCTACTGTTGCATTTAAGTGAGAGTAATTTCTTTTTATTTTTAAATTAATATTTCTTCACTCTATCTCTTTTACTTTAGTAAGTTATTTATCCACTATCCTAAAACAACATTGTATTTTTGAAGTCCTTATTCCCCTTTCTGTATATTCTTTAAAAAAGAATCAAAAAGAGCGACCCTAGATAATCTCTAACATAATAGTTAAATTACTAGTTTTATTTTCAGTTGAATCACTTTTAAAAAGCCACCCTAAAACTGGAATATCTGAAAGTATTGGAGTAGCACTAGTTTTAGTAAATGTTTCAGTTTGATTAATACCAGTTAAAATAAATACCTCCCCTTTTTTTAATGTTACAAATTGATTTATATGTCTTTTAGAAATAGTAGGAGTATCAGAAGTATCTAAAATATTTTCTGATGTTAAATCAATATCCAAATAAACATCATCTTCATTTATCATAGGTTCAATTTTTAATTTTAATCCTATATCTTTGTATTCTGTTGCTGTTGTTGTTTTTGTAACATCATCAGAATTTACAGTTTTTCCAGTTTGATAAGGAATATTTTTTACAATATCAAATATAGATGTTTTATTATCAAATATAGTAAGTGTTGGACTTGATAAAATTTTTGTATAATTATGAGTATCCATATATTTAACAAATGTAGTAAATTGGTTTCTTTGAATAGTACTTAATGAATTATTAACACTAAATGGAAAAGCTAACAAATTAAAAAAGAAATTTTCATTTCCACCTTGTTTTAAATTTAAAGTATTTTCCATTCCATATTCTTTTAATTTTCCCACATCAGTTTCTAAAATAGTAATTTTTAATTTTAATTGTGATGGTAGTTTATCCACAGTTCTAAAAATAGATAACATTTTTCTAAACTCTGTTTCGGTAGCTTCAACAAATACAGTTTTTAAATTTTTGATAAATTTATATTTATGAGGATATAAAGTCATAATATCTTTAACATCATCATAAGCAACATATTTAAATTTATATTTATGAATTAATTTTTCATCATCAACAGTTGAAGTAATATAAAAATGATTTTTAATCAAAACAAGTTTTAAATCTTTATCTTTTAATAGAGTTCCTAAAATATCCCAATATGTCTTTTTTTTAATTTGAGTAGAAATCATTAATGAAAATTTCTTATCAATTTTATCATCAATTATTATAGTTATATTTTGTTGTTTAGAAACAATCTGAATATAATCTTTTAAGGTTATATCTACAAAATCATTTGATAATAGGTTCAGATTTAATAGAATTATTAAAATTAACTTTTTCATTTTGTACTACCTTATTGTTGGATTTTTTAGGAACTTTATTAAACATATAATAAAATTTACTATCAACTTCTAAATAATAATTTGAATAATCAGTATAAGGAATATCAGCAAAAGCCAATACTTTATAATTAAACATTTCAGTCATATTATCAATCAATTTTTTAGTAAAAGATTTTGAATTATAATTACAAATTTCTAGTTTAGAAGAACAAGTAATTTTAATATAATATTTTTTTTCTTTTTTTTCTTTTTTTTCTTTAATGGCTTCAGGTTTACGAAATGGACTATTATTATCAACTGGAACTATATTTTCTTTTGTTTCTTCTTTTATTGGTTCATCTACTGTTTCAACTCCAAAAGCAAATTTAAAAATTGATACAAATAAAACAATTAAAACAATCGCAAATATAAAAAACTTTTTAATAATTGATTTTGAATTTTGATTTTTACCACTAGAATAAGTTTCAAATACTTCATTAACGATAGGTAATTTAATTACATCACTTTTAGAATTTAAAGATAAACGAGGACTAGTATATTGATTATATTTCATAGATTTAAATATTTTCAAACTTGATGGAATAGCTTTATAAAAAAATTCTGAAAATGCTTTATATTTTGCATTAACTAAAGATAGATTTTGAGTAATTAAATATACTTCTTGAAATAAATGTCTATGATATGAAAGCCACCAAACTAAAACTTTATCTTGTGAATCAAAGTAATTATGACATTCATCAATAATAATTAATGTATGTAATAAATTTAAAGTACTTGCATAATCTTTTAATTCTGAATCACTATTATTTTTTTTATGAAAACTATATAAAGATGTTATATTATTATAAAACTTTTCCCAATCCAAAGAATCAACATTATCAAATTTTTCTAAATCTAATTCATTAATATTAGTAAGAGCATTTTTAATACCCTTAACTAAAAACTTATTATCTTTAATGACTTTTTTATCTTTAGCAAAATTACAATATAAAACATACATAGCTTTATATGTTTTCCCCGAACCTGGAACTCCAGTTAAAATCTCAATCATAATTTATCCTTTTTTAAAAAAGATTTACCATGTCTTTAACATCTTTTTCAACTCTATTTTTTACACTCATTACTATATTATTCAAAGATACAACTAATACAAAAATAAGAGCCGCAAAAACAATAGGAAAAGCAGTTTCAATACCAGTCCAAATCCCCGAACAATGGAAAACACTATTTATTTGACTAGCTATCAAACCACCAGTATTATTAAGACTCATTATTTTATTTAACAAATTTTGAAATAATGTTACAACTGTTAAAATCCCACCTATTGCGAAACTGTAAACAGCAATAACCATAATCCAAGATATTGCTTTAGCACTTCCAAGAATTGCAGTTTTAACAGCACTTGCACCAAATTTTTCTACTAACCATGTAAATATAATTGCTAAAATTGGCATTATGAATCCTTTTTCATTATTGCAATTCCAAAGAACATAAGTTTAATTGAAAAAGCCATTAAAATAATCTCAATCAATAGAGAAAATATATAAGCAAATTGAGAAATACTTGCACAAGGGTCTAAAACTATATCTTTATCAAAAACATTAATAGATATATTACTTACTGTTGAAGATGGAGCAGTAAAAGTAAAACCATTTTGAACAGTATCAATAGCAGTATCAATAGTTCCTAAAACACTATTTGCAGAATCTTCTGAATCTTGACGAATAGAATCATTTTGATTTTTTACTTCACTTTCTGTAAAATCTGATGCATCTTTAGTTAAAACAGCATCTTCATTTTGTTTGTCTAAATCCCCCGCAATTTTTGAAGTAGATTTAGCAGTTAATTCTGTATTTGCTTCTATAAAATTTAAATGGTCATTACCTACATTTAATTGGTCATTTAAAGCTTCATTTCCTTTTCGAATATCTTCATGTATATTCATTAATCTATTACGAGTTTTCAAATTATCATTTTTGGCTTGTTTAGCATCTTCTGATAATCCTACTTCATCAACTACTTCTTCAACTTGTGCTTCTTCTGTTGGTAACTCATTCTCATAAATTTTATCTTTTGGAGCATCAGGATTAGGAGTTAAAATATCATCTACACATTGATAATTTCCTACATTTAAATTTTCACTACATTGTAAAACTAAAATATTTTCAAGACTACCACAAGCAGAAATTGCTTCTTCTTCAAAAGTTCCACAATCAATTTTTTCTTTACAAGTATATAAATTTTGTGAGTTATAATCTAATTCAGTTGTAGGCGTTTTAGTTGTAACCATACTTACATCTTCACAACTTCTATCACAAGAACCATTTAATAATGCACCACCATCAGGACATTGACCCAAAACGGGATTTTTTTTATAATCAGGGTCAATTTCACAAAATTGTAAAGTTGTAATTTTAGGAGCAGCATAATTACCCTCAGTAAATTGATTATAAACTTTTTTACCATAATCAAATTTAGAAATCACACCAGTATCATAATTAAATTCTTGATACGATACACAATCTCCCGGAGTTTGTAAAATACAAGCCGCAGTTGAATTTGATATATCATCAGGAGAATTTGAATTTTTCCAACCCTCAAAATCTGAACAAGTACGAGAAGAAACTAATTGATTACCTTCTAAAGTATCAGTACTTTTACAACTTCCATCTACATCAAAACCATTACTACATTGTTGACAAGTAAATTTTATTCGACTAACAAAAATTTCATCTTTTCCATACACAGGAGTAACCCCACGAATTATAGATACTTCATCAACTCTTGAATCTTTAACAGAAAAAGGGAGTGATAATTGTTTTCCATCATTATTATTAACAAATGAAGTTTTATTAAAAGTTACACCAAAAATTTTTAAAGGTAATTGGAAATGATAATTATATTCAGAGGGAGCAGAAGCCACACCATCAGCACCACAAAAAGCATTAGGATTATTAATACCATCTAATAAACTATTACTATTATAAAATAAATTTTCTGATGTGTAATCATTAAATACACATTCATAATCAATTAGAGTTTGATTATCTTTACAATCAGGAACAAGAGGTAAATTATAATGAGTATTTGGAACACAAATGCCCCCTACTAATTCATCAGAACTTTCAATACAAGAAGTTTGAGGAACAGCACAAGTTATTTGTTTACCCCCTATTCTTACATAAGATGAACTTTTAGAAACATGAGTAAATAAATAATAATTATCAGGAGCAGAAGTTCTAGGATTAAATATAAAACTATCTAAACTTAAATCAGGAGAATGAAGAAAAGGAGTACTAATAGAAAAAGGAATATTTTGTATAACTCTATTAACTCCATCAGTTGTTGAAAAATTCCATTGTTCTTCACTACCCAAATTTTGAGTAGTACCATTACAAAAATTATGATTTGGGTCAGTAATAACATTTGCATACAAATTAAATATAAAAATTGAAAGAATTAATAAATATTTCATAATTTACCTTTTAAAAAAAGACATAGCACCCATTAAAGGTACAAGAGCAACAGAAAGCCACCACATAACAGAAAATGTATAGTTAATTGTGTTATCGCTTGTAAGAGGTATTATTTCAACGTCAAGAGCATACATACCACTTACAAAAAATAAAATAGTTAATATTGTTTTCATTATTTCCCATTTCCAATAGATACAGCGATATAAGACATTAAAGCAAAAAAAGCAGAACCAACAGTAAAACCAATTAGAGCCATTAAATAATTATATTCTGTAAGAGTAATCCCAAGATTTAAAGCAACATCAGAAGGAACGTAATCAGCAAAAGCACCACTTAAAAAAAGTGTAATTATGAATAAATTTTTCATAATACAAAATGAATAAATAAAGAAGTAGCAGAAGCAACAAGAACAGCAATAGTAATAAAAGTTAGATTTTTAATAGTTATCATAATTTATCCTTTGATTAAATCAATAGCTTTATGAATACCCCATAGAACAGCGAAAAAAGTTATAAAAGGACTAAAGATAAAAGTCAATTCAATTAGATTAATAGTCATTTTAAAACCTTTCTAATTTTTGAGAGGGATACCCCCCCAAAATTTTTTTTGGAATTATGCTCTAAGCATAGAAATAGCTTTTCTAATTCCCCACATTGCCGCACCACCAACAAGAACAGCACCACCAACAGTTAAAGCATCAGCAGTGTCTAAAGTTGGAGCAACAATAGCCGCTTGTGCAGATACAGCAGTAGCAACAACACCACCAACAACAACTATCTTCTTTTTCGCTCTTTGAAAGAAATTTTTCATCTCTTATCCTTTAAAATTTTTTTTAAATTCCCAAAACCTAATAGATAAATGGAAACTTATTCAAAAACTCTAACTTTAAACCCCCATGTTATCGGGGTTGCCCCAGTTACTTCGTTAGTATCAAGTAAGGGCTTTCGCCCTCTTTTTTCGACAAGCTCAAAAAGAGGTCAAAATCCACTTTAGTAAGCAACTTCATAGAAAGTAGTACCCATATTAGAAGCAGTAACTCTAATTGGAACTTCTACTTCTTCCCCAATTTTTAAACCTTTATATTTAGACTGAATATCTTTAACTTTAATAAACTCCATACCCTTAGATGTAATCATTAAAAATTCTAATCTAATATGTTCTGGAACTACTTCGCCAGATGTTTCATTAGTTTTTTGTTCTTTAATAACAATCGACACTAAATTTCCCTTTACACTCAATTGTGCAGTTTTGACTGAATCACTCATTTTATTTCCTTTGTTTGATTAAGTTATATTGAAAGTTTACATTTTGTATACTTAATGTATACTTAATGTAAACAAAATGTATACGAATTGTAAACAAGAAAAATTCTTTAAAAGCTAGTATTTTAGTCAGGTAATAATGTTAAAAACAACTTAAGAAAATTAAGGATATATTTTGTATACATAAATTATAATGTTTGTATACATGAAAATAAGGGGGAACAAAGCAATGTTAGAAAATATTGAAAATTGGCAAAAAAGAGACAAAAAAGAAGTAATTATTAGCACAAGAGTATCAAAAAAAGTCAATGAAAATTTACAAGAATTAGCTAGATTAAATGATAAAAAAGTTTCTGATTTATTAGAAATTTGTATTGTAGGACTAATAAAAGAAGCACAAGAAAAAAAAATAATTTAATTTGAAGTTTTTTTAATCTCTTTAAGTATATATTTAACTACGTTATCTAAAAATTTAGTATCATTAATCATATCAAATCCTTTAAAAGTATACTTTTTGTAAACAATGATATTAAATTTTTACTTAGTTTTAGACCTAAAATATTATTTTTTAGTCTTAATTTTTTGCCAGTCAGCTTTTTTAGTTTGTTTTACTGCTTCATCATTTGTGTATAAATCAGTCATATTTCCGTCACAATCTTGAAATTCATAATCAACTTCATTAGTCTTTTCAGTAAAACAATATTGACCTTTTGTATAAGTCATTACAAACTCTATATATTCACGTTCTGAAACGAATTCTTCAATCTCAATTTTATCTAATCCAAGACCATAAAAAAAACCTAAAGTACCAAAAAATCTTTGTCTATATAAATGAGGGTAAATTTCACAAAGAATATTTGTATTCATATCATTAAATTTAAGAGCATATTTTATTATTTCCATTAAATTTTCTTTCAAACCTACTCTAATATTTAAAGGAGTACAAGAAGTAATGAAAGAATCTTTAGTAATTGACTTCCATTCAGCACTTAATTTTTCTGAATTCCAATAACAATTAGTAACTTTTTTTGGTTCTTTTTGTTTTCTATACTTATACATTTTACAATCATCTATTTTTTTATCAGTAGCCATTAGTATATTTATATGAGGATGAAAACCAGTATAAGGATTATATGTAATCTCTATACTATAAACAGCACCAAGAACAGTAAATACTGTATCAATATCACGACCTTTTTTATATAATTTGATTTTTTCTCTAATTGTTTGAAATCCTCGTTTTAAATGATTTAAACATTCATCAACATCAAATGAATTTTTAACAGTTAATACTGAAAAGTACCAATTCAAATCTAAAATATTTCCGAATTTATCATTAACTTTTTTATAAACTTCTTTTGTATGCTCTGATGCACTAGGTTTATATTCATTATTAACAACATCAGCAAAATCATCAAAATTATGTTCAATTATTTCATCATCAAAACAAAGAAAAAAATCTTCCATTCTCTTTTGAATTTTTGAAGCTTTACGAGAAGCACAAAAAGGACATAGTAAATGAGTACCACAAGCATTAGAACGAGTTTGTTTTATTTCTTTTTTTCCATCAGTAAATTTAGCAAATTCGCCCCAAGAGTTACAGCGAATAATTCTATTTTGCTTATTTTGAGTGAAGAACTCAGAATAAAATTTACCTTTGATTTTCTTTTCAGCATGGAATTTATCAGAACGCATACAATCTAATATATGAGTCATAGAGCGAGAAACATTAAAATTATGTTTTTTAAACTCCTTAAACTTTTCGGTAATATCCTCAAGTTTTTCTCTATCTAAATTGATGTTTTTTGAATTTTGTGATATAATCATTTTACAACCTAATAGATAAGTGCTGAACCGACCAAAGTTAAAGCACTTATTCTTTTTTTATTTTCTAACTATCTTTATCTAATATCATTCCATTTTTAGTATTTTTAATCATCAAATCAAACCAAGTTGATTTCTTCATTCCGTAATATTCAATAAATTCTTCAATCTCTTTTTTTTGTTGTTCTGAAACTCTAAAGTTAATTGTAAACTTCTTTTTATTCGCTTCATCTTCTAATAACAATTTTTGAATTTTTGTCATTTTAAATCCTTTTTATTCTGTAACTACCTTTTGTATTTCTAATTGTATACACATTTATCTTAAATGAAACTTAAGGATTAAAAGACTTTATAAATTCGGACGCCATTAGATAAACTAACAAAATAAAAGTGCTATAATCAAAAAATTAATATTTATAAAAGGGTTTATAAAGTGGAAAAAATTAGTTTACAAGAGTATGCAAAATTAAAGAAAATTAGTTTAGTAACTGTTAATAAACATATTAAGAACAATATTGTTGAATCTATAAAAGAGAAGAACAGACGATATATACTTATTAATAGAAATGAAATGGTTACCGAAAAAGATACTACTAATATAAACAGTTTAGATACTAGTATAGAAAGTATTTATAAAGAACGTATAAAAGATTTAAAATTAATGAATAAACAATTAATGAAGCAAAAT